GCCATTTAAGAATCCTTTCAAGATATATGACTGATAGGAAGAGGTACCCTAGTTTCCCAGGGTACCTGCTCACTTATGCAATGTTGTACTTGGCGTTGACCAGAGCTTCTGGACGCAGAATCTTACGACCATAGAGGTGCATACCACGGACAATGTCAGCAAAGCTGTCAACGTCACGGTAGGTCTCTGTCTTGTTGATCTGCTCAGCAGTAGCTACAGCGGAGTCATGTCCAGCAACGATAACACCGAAGTTGGCGTTCTGGTTACCAGTACCAACGGTACCTGGGCCAGTGCCTACTTGAGGCAAGTTGTTGGAGACGTATACGCGGAAACCATTCCAGTTGTTCAGAACCAAACCGTTGCGGAGTGCACCGGAGTCACCGAAGTCAGCGTTAAGGAAACGTGAGTCTTCGTCCATAAGGACTTCCATCATGACTGGGTCGATGATCAACCAACGTCCACCCTTCTCAACATTCTGTTGATCAAGCAAGCGGCCCATGCGGTTAATAACCATAACAGGGGAAGCAGTGAGAGTTGGAAGAGCAGTCGCACCAGGCAAACGAGCAGCTACAGGGATCGAGTGATCACCAGCAGAACCAGTTGTGATGTTACCAAACGAACCTTTGATCAACTTCATGGAAGTCAGGAGTTCGTCGGAACCAGCAGTAGAGATAGCCTTAGTACCGTTTACAGTGGTGTTCACTGTGTCAGCAACGGTGTTCAAAGCAGTCTGCTTATAGCCGGAGAGGTAGCCCAGAACTTCTTGGTCGTGGTTATCAGCCAAGCGGTAAGCCGCACGGTTAGTAGCCAAGTCCATGAAGTTAACGTGGGAGTGAGCTGTCTCGATGTCGTCAGTCTTGAAGGCAAAGTAGTTAGCCTTGTCGATGACCAAGGAGAAGTCCTCGTCGTCCAAGTCTTGAGCAGCAATCTGTGTGCCGCGCTTGTACTCACTTACAGAAATCTCAGGCTCTTTGATGATACGAACCGTATCGCCCTGAGCGGAAATCTCACCGAAGTAATCAGAGTTGGTTACGTCACCAACAACTGTTGCCTTACGGAATGCAAGTTGTACTTTCTTTGAATAGATTACGGAACTAAAGTTACCGTTAGGTAGGTTGCCGTGACCGGCAGCTGAAGTAAAAGCCATTGTGTTATCCTCTTAGATATCATTGTTATGTTGGAGAGCTATCTGTGTTCCAAGAGGCTGACTCTTTCAGAGGTGTCTCATCTCCCGCTAAGGAGACTCAAGGCTCTTACTCTATCAGGTAGTTCTTCTACTAACGATTAAGCTTTAGTGCTATATCGGGTATCGAGGGGAAGGTGTCAGTTGCCTGGGCTTCAATCTCGATACCCTTAGTTATACTCTAACTGGTTAAGATGTCAACTGTTATTTCTGCATATCGTACTTAAAGTTCCCCGAGGAGATAGCTGCCATGATAGCTTCTTCATTCTTAGCGTACCATGCGTCAGACTCACGGGCTACCTGAGACTCAGAGAACTGCTTACCAGTCCCATCAGCATCAAGCTTAGTAGTCCCACCTTTAGACTTTACGTCTGAGGCAGCATCCCGTGCGTTCTGCTTCTTAGCAGCAGGTGTAAGGTTATTGTCCATCTTGTACAGGTTGATAACGCTGATGACAGCCTTAGCATCCTCTTGGTTATCATACAGTGCGTTCTTAACCCAGTCAGACTGTTCGTCTACCCAGTCGTGGAAAGCATCAGCTTTCTTCAGGGTGTCAAAGTCTGTGTGCACCTTACGGATTTCAATCTCAGCTTTACTACGTTTAGTCTCGTAGTTGAGGTCATCAAGTTCTTTAAAACGAGAGTCAGTTTGCTTAAACATCTCCTGGGCTTTACGCTGGGCAATGGTCTCAACGATACCAGCAATGTCAGGATACTTAGAGGCCCAAGCTTCGATGTCTTCGTCTGACTTAGGAGGAGCAATACCCTTAGCACCACCATCCTTTAAGGACTCAATCTCAGCTTTGTGCTTAGTGTCTTGCTCTTGCTGGTAGCGGCGCAGGTCACCGTAGCGCTTCTTGAAGGTGGACTCCTCTTTGGATAACTTAGAGTCATCCTCCTCAGGTGTCTTCTCCTCTGTCTCCGTAACAACCTCAGTAGTCTCTTTTTCCTCAGCAGGTTCTTCTCCGCTCTCAAGCTTCATAAGGTCTTCGAGTTCCTTCTCGTCAGCCTCCATGCGTTTACGATTACTGCGGTTGGTGTACCGTGGGTCAATCATTACAGACTTAGGTTGTTCGCGTACCATTTCGTTAGACATTTGTAGTTCTCCATTGGGGCCGCTTATAGCGGGTTGCCATCTAGTTGTTGTAGTTTACTTGTTCTTCTTCTTAGGTGTTCGTTTAGTCACAAGGCCACCTTTGTTTCGTCCTTGTGGTCTTGAAGATGTTGTAGGAGCTGTGCTGCCTACTGCTCGACTTACAGTAGTGTTACCGTCATCTGATGTCGCTGTGTCGTACTCAACACCGTTCTGAGTCCTACGGGCAGCCTGAGAGTAGTCGTTGCCGCCCCCTGCGTCTCTGTTTGCTTGCTCTGCGAAGATACGGTCAACGTCTGACGTCACTTGTTGAGACGCTGTACCTGCCCTTGGGGAGTCTTGTGCAGGAGTTGCAGCGGGTTGCCCTGCGAGAGACTCTTGGTAGTTCTGGAAGATACGGTCTCCATCAGAAAACTTCTCAGACCAGCTACCAATAACACCGTAATTCTCACGGGCTTCGTTAGCCATACCCATAAGACGGGTAGATGCATCTTCGTTACCTATAGAGGCGTAGTACTGTCCAGCAGCGCTAACCTCTGCAATGTGCCGCAGCTCTAGGGCTGTACTTCCGAGAGCCCCTCCTATCCCAGCCATACCAAGACCTCTCTGTAGATTACTTTTCTCAAGTTTATCTGCAGCCCAAGTGTCTATCGAGTCTGGATTAGTGAAGTCTAGTTCACTTAGAGGGTTACCAAAGAGTCCCCCTACGTCAGGCCCTTCACCTGGGTTACCTGTACCTTGTGAACGATTACTGTTACTATCACCTGCGTCACTAGGTGTGAATACTGTAGGAGTTATGGTAGGCTCTGCGGTTGTATATCCCTCTGGGATAGGCGTAGCAGGAACACCATCTACGAAGAGAATCATCTGAGTAATCCCTCCAGGTCCGTAGTACTGTCTGTACTCGTTTACAGGGGGGTTTGTAGGTTGACCCGCTCCAGGTTGACTAGCCCCACCAAAACCAGGGGTAGTCCATGCTAGTGGGTCAAAGGAGGGAGTAGGAACTAGACCACCCTCAGCCATCGTAGGGACCTCCTCCTGTGGTGGCATCTCTTCCATTGGGGCGGCCATAGGTTCTTCACCTGTACGACCGTCAGCTTCCATCTCCATCATACCCTGCTTAGCTTTAGTGCGGAGTTTCTCGAAGAAGTTAACACCGAAGTACTTAAGGACATCAGCAGGGATAACGTACTCACCCTCAGACAACATAGCTGGTACATCGTCACGGACATTCTCAGGAGTAGAACCAATAGGGATAGCATTGCCACTCACAGGGTCTGTACCTACGATACCGCCCTCAGCCATAGTCTTAGGTTTCTTACTATAGTCCATCTTCATCCCCTTAGGTCCTGTAGCTACTTCTGACAACTTCTCAGTACCAGTAATGTCTACGTTGTTGTCTTCTGCAAACTGTCTCTCAAACTGCAGGGTACTCATCTTATGTTTACCTACGAACTCTACCTCAGTCATCTTACCGGAGGAAGCTAGGAAGTAGTCACTCATAGCGTTCTTCGAGACGAGACCACCCTCAGCATACTCCTGCAGCATCTCGTTTACTTTATCCTTCATTGACTTTTTCCCTCAGCTTCAGTAGTTTACGCAGTGCTCTGATTTCACCCTGACATCTGTACAACTCAGGCTCTGGTGTTACAATCTCTAAGCTAGACTGGGCTACACGAATACGTTCAAGCAACTCCTCAAGGAAGTCATCGTAGAGGTGCTTGTCGTTTACTAGGGGCTTTAGGTTCACTGTTCACCACCCTCGCCTGTGTTACCTGAGAACCCAGGGGTACCTGGGGCTGGCACAGAGCCTGTACCAACGTTACCACCCCCAGCTCCGGTAGGGTCCATAGGGGCAGCACCT